TGATCTGGGACCGTTGAACAAAACGTTCTACGAAACAGACATGCTGGACAACACCAGGGATCAGATGATCTTTGGACAGCTGGGACGGAAGGAAACCCTCCCCGCGCAGCACGGCACAAGCATCGAGTGGACCAGATGGCAGACGCTGGGACGGATCGGCAAGCTGAAGGAAGCCGTGATCCCCACCGGCAAGAAGATGGGCATCGTGGCGATCACCGTTGCCATCGCGCAGTACGGCGACTACGTGACCATCTCCGACCTGAGCAAGATGCACGGCGTACATCCCATCGTTCTGGGCGCTGAAGAGGAACTGGCTGCCAGCTACGCGCTGACAAGCGAGGAACTGACCCGGAACACGCTGATCGGCTGCACGAACATCCTGTTCGCTGACGCGACCAACAAGAGCACCGGCGCATATGTGAGCACACCCACCACTGAGTCCGGCCTGCAAACCGCGCTTGGCGACTATAACTGCAACGTGACCGGCAACGTGCTGGCGAAGGCCGCGACCCAGCTGAAGAAGACCGCGAAGATGATGAAGCACACCGGCAACTATTACCTGGCTGTGGTTCATCCTGATGTGGCGGAGGACCTGCGGCGCGACAGCGCGTGGATCGAGAGCCACAAGTATGACGCTTCCGAAGAAATCTTCAGCGGCGAAATCGGCAGGATGCACGGCATCCGCTTCGTGGAAAGCAACCTGGCTCCCGTCATCAAGAAGGAAGGCCAGACCTACGCCACCTTCAAGACCCTGATCTTTGCGAAGGACGCTTTCGCGGTTGTCGATCCGGAAGGCGGCAACATGCGGATGATCATCAAGAGCGAGAAGGAAGTCGGCGGACCGCTGGAGCAGTTCGGCACAGTCGGCGTGAAGGGCGAATTCGCCTGCAAGATCCTGTATCAGGAGCGGATGCTGGCCATCTGGTCCGGTTCCAGCTACTCCAGCGTGGAGAGCGACAACCTGGGCCTGGATGTGTACGAAGCCGCCTGATGACGCGACAAGGCCGGGCGGCATAACCGCCCGGCTATACCCGTAAGAAAGGAGAAAACAACCATGAAAAAACTTCTGATGGACCTTCAGCTGTTCGCGGGCGGACACAACGTGACAGTGCTGAAAGACGCGAACATGACCACGGCCAGCGCCAGCTCCACCAGCGATGTGCAGGCAGCGGCAACCGTTACCCTGACGCTGACACCTGCCAGCGGCTACGAAGTGGCTGACGTGCAGGTGCTGTCCGGCGGCGTGACCGTACACCAGGACGATGACACAGTGAGCTTTGCGATGGGTTCCAGCGATGTGGTGATCTATGTCACCAGCCAGAAGAACAACGAGTACCGGATTTCCGAAAACTGCTATGTAAGCGTGAACGGAACCGGCGCGACCATCCGGCGGAACCTGAAGGAGATTCGCGGTGCAAACGGAGAGCTGCTGCGTGTGGACTGCACACCCACGGCGCTTACCATCAGCGCGGACGTGATCGCTGAGCTGGAGAAGGCCGGAGTGATCGAGAAATACCATGCCGCATGGAAGGGAACGCCGACACCCAGCGCCTGATAACAAAAACGGGTTCGCCCACCAACGGGCAGAAAGGAAATGAAAGATGGCAACCAAGAAGAACGAAACCCTGATTGAAGATCCTGTGGCCATGATGGAAGGCGAAGCCCAGCAGGAGCCGGGAAAGAAGGCGACAGCGAAGGCCGCGACTGACGAAAAGGACGCAAGGATCGCGGAACTGGAAGCGCAGCTGGCGGCGGCGAAAGCCGAGAACACGAAGATCCGGCGGCAGAGTGACCGCGAGATCGTGGAAGCAGCGGCGCAGAAGGCTGCGGAAGAAGGCGTGGACCCGTGGAGCGTGACCGTGAGCATCCGCGTACCGGAGCGCAGGGACTGCAATGAGAAATGGCACTGGCTGTGTATCAACGGACGGAGCGTACAGATCCCGGCCAACAACGAATACCAGGAAATGAAGCTGCCATTCGCTGAAACGCTGCTGAACATGCTGGGCGCTGAGAAGTTCGTGCAGGATTACGCTGACAGGGAAATCCACAACTACGATCCTGTGAGAAACCCGAAGCCGGGCGAAGGCTGAACGCAAGGCAGGCGGGACATAGAAAGCCCGCCTGCCTCTTTTTGAGGAGGACGAAATGACAATACAGCAGATCATCGACATGACCGACAGTACGAAGGCAAACATGATGCCCCGTAATGTTAAGGTCATGTTTTTGAATGAAATAGAGAACAAAGTGCATCAGGAGATCCTGATGAAGCACGTACACAGCGCGGAGGATGAAGAGCCGCCGGTATACGATGACACGACAGACGGCAGCACACAGATGCTTGTGCCGGACGCATACGCGGCGCTGTACTGGTACTGGCTGTACATCAAGATCGACCAGCTGAACCAGGAGCCGGACAAGGAATACAACGACAGCGAACGGTTCAGGGCGGCATGGGAAGACTTCAGCGACTGGTATACGCGGGAGCATACGCCCATGTCGACATTTGACCGATACATCATATAAGGAGCAGAAACATGAGATACACGCAGCAGTTGCAGACAGGAGCAAAAACAACGCTGATGACCAGCGCGTTTTACGGTTACAACCACAACAAAATCATAGCGGACGGCGAAATGTTCGAAATGAAGAATATGAGTGGGGATGACTATCCTCTGCTTTCGCTGCGGAAAAAGCGCGGGATCAGCAGCTATGACACACAGGGCGAGGCGCAGGTTCCGCTGAACGGCATACACGGGCGGGACCAGCTGATGTTCATCAGGGGAACGGATGTCTATTACAACTTTGTGCCGGTTCAGGGACTGAGCGTAAGCACAGACACAGGTATGCTTCCGAAGAAGATCGTTTCCTTCGGAGCATATGTGTGTATATGGCCGGATAAGAAATACTTCAACACAGCGGACCAGAGCGACTACGGCAGCATGGAAAGGCTGTTCAGCGCATCCAGCGCGGGCGTAAGCCTGATCATGTGCCGGAATGACGGAACGGACTATGACTACACCAGCATCAGCCGGGGAACGAGCGCACCGGAAGACCCGGCGAATGGCCAGCTGTGGCTGGACGAGAGCGGAAGCGAAGCCGTGCTGCGGCAGTACATGAAATCCGCTGACGAATGGCTGGAGGTTACGACCACATACATCAAAATCCAGTGTACGGGGATCGGCAGCGGGCTGAAGGAATACGACACGATAGAACTGAGCGGGATGGCGCTGGGCGGAGCGGACCCGGACGAGCGGGTAGCGGCGCAGGTGGAAGCGCTGAACGGCAGCATGATCGTGTATGCCTGCGGCGAGAACTACATCATCGTGGCGGGCCTGCTGAGCGCGGCAGTAGAAGCGGAAGGGCTGGCGGAGGGAACGGTACACGCGGACCTGAAGCTGCCGGATCTGGACTATGTGGTGCAGAGCAACAACCGGCTGTGGGGCTGCAAGTACGGCATGGTGAACGGCGAAGTGGTGAACGAGATCTACGCCAGCAAGCTGGGGGACTTCAGGAACTGGCGGAACTACATGGGGCTGAGTACGGACAGCTACACGGCCAGCGTGGGAACGGACGGACAGTTCACCGGAGCGATCACGCAACGGGGCTATCCGGTATTCTTCAAGGAAAACTGCATACACAGGGTGAGCGGAACCACACCGGACAGTTTCACGATACAGACAACGCACTGCCGGGGAGTGCAGAAGGGAAGCTGGAAAAGCCTGGCGGTAGTGGCGGAAAACATCTATTACAAAGCCCGCGAGGGAATCATGGTCTATGACGGGAACATGCCGCAGATTGTGAGTGAACAGCTGGGGGATGAACTGTACAGCGATGCGCGGGCCGGAGTGCTGAAGGACAAATACTACATCTGTATGAAGGACAAGGACAACACGTTCATACAGTATGTTTACGATACAACGCACGGAACATGGTGGGTGGAAGACAACATGCAGGCGCTGGGATACGGCGCGGTGGATGACGAGCTTTTCCTGATTGATGAAGTGAGCAATACGCTGGTAAGCATACGCGGGACAATCGGCACGGAGGAAGGCGACCTGGACTGGGCGGCGACATTCGACCTGTACGGCGTGAACTATCAGCGGCAGGGCAACTATGACGATCCGAAGCGGGTACGCAACGAGAAATACGTGAGCCTGTTCAAGATCCGCATGGAGCTGGAGAACGGGGCGTGGATGCGGCTGTACATGCAGTACAACGGCGGCAAGTGGGAATACATGGGAGAGAAGCGGGGGAATAACCTGCGGACATTCGTGCTGCCGGTAGTGCCGAAGCGGTGCGACCATGTGCGGTTTAAGATCGAAGGCCGGGGACAGGCAACGATATACGACATCAGCCGGATCATGGAGGTAGGCGGGGATGGCTAACAATATCCTGTTTGACAACCCGCCGCTCCAGGCGGGAAACCAGACGGAACAGCTGAACAGGCTGTACGGCTATCTGGCAACGGTGAGCAACCAGCTGAACAGCATGGTGATGACCATCGAGATCCGCCAGCAGAAGGCGGAGGAAAAGGTACAGGAAGCCGTAAGGAACAACGAGCAGAACCAGGGCGACAGCGACTTTATCAAATCAAAGGCGCTGATCATCAAGACGGCGGAGCTGGTGCGGAGCGAGATGGAGGAGATCCGCACAACACTGAACGGCAGCATAGAGGCGCTGAGTGACCAGTTCGGCAGTTACCAGCAGACGATCACACAGGAAATCATCGCAACGGCGACAGGGCTGCTGCAAACCTTCAACATCGAGGAGCGGATCAGCGATGTGGAGGAGGAGATGAGCAACTTTGTCCGCAGCCAGACGAGCTACATATACGCGGGCATCCTGGACACAAGCACGAACGTGACAGGCATCGCAATAGGCGATGGCGTGACGGACGAGAACGGCGAACTGGTGGAGGCAAACCGGGTGGTACAGATCACCAGCAACCGGATCGCGTTCTACCAGAATGAAGTGGAAGTGGCATACTTCAGCAACAACAATTTCTACATCGCAAAGGGCGTTGTGACGGACAGCATGCAGATGGGCAACTTCATGTGGAAGGCTTTTGCGAACGGGAGCCTGGGACTGATGAAGGTATAACGGAGGC